CGCATATTACCCATCTGCCACTGTACGCCGAGCGTATCGGAACTGATCTGAAACGCCAACTGCCGCCCACGCACTCGGGTGTAAACCTCTGGGGTGAACTGCTGTACTTCATATGTGCGGACAGTCTGATAGTTCTGTGCGCTGGTAATGTCGGGGCTTGCAGCCGTCTTGTACGCAGAGCCGGGGAAGTTGCGCGGATAAATGCTCAGAGTACACATAGGCGCATTAACAAATGAGCCGTCAAAGGTCAAGTCAGGGATGGCTCGCCACACAAAACCATAGTTGTGTCCATCATCAATGTCAAAGTCCGAAGAAGTTACATACGAACTGATGGCAAGTGGAGGGGTGACCACATTGTCGTCCGTACCGTTCTCATGGTAAACCAGCAGGGCATTTGCATTACTACCTGCGATTCCATAAGTCATCGCCATTGGAGATGCGCGAAGCGGGCTGTCTAGCCATGCGGTTCTACCCTGCGGCAGCCCATTGATATTATCCCATGTACCGTAGTACCAGACCTCATCTAGATGGTTGTAGATGACATAGCGGTCAATGACATTAGAGCCCGCCGAGCAGTAATGCCACCATATTTCGTTATAGCCTTCGTTCGTGCCCGAAGTAATTTGAAATCCTTGTTCTAGGTTAATATCACTAAACACATACTCTCTCAGGGTGGACGCTAAAGTTTGCACTCGACCAGAGTACATATAAAATTTGTCTTTACCCATCCAATAAGTTACGTTGTTAACAGTAACAACAGCATTGGGGCTAGAAATAGAAATGTTGTCTCCCATGATCTGAAAGCCCCAAACATATGGAGCCCCAAGGTACTGCATGGAATAGATGGCTGAGTCAGTAAAAATCAAGATTTCTTGACGAGTCTGGATCGCTGTAATGATAAAAGAGCCCCGGCTCAAGCGATAGTCACCCGCCTGATTGGTGATGGCTGGAATCCAAGTGGCGTAACTCTCTTGATCTGACCAGCGAATCTGCATCGGGTCAATCGTTATGGTGGCGTAAACGCCAGAAGGATCGTTGCATCCAAACGCAATCACAAATCGTGATGCATCTGACACCATAATAAAGTTAACCAGCGATGGGCACGATGCATCGACTGGTGCGCCGCCGACTGTGGTGCTGGCTTTAATCTCTACACCGCGATCAAATACAGTGGGGGTTGGATTGGTATCCCAATAGCACATCGGCCCACCACGGGGGTTAAAGATTAAATTCTCGCCAAAGTTAGACTGACTCCAAAGTCTCAACTGTAATCCTGCCCCCGCTGAACTTGCTGCGGCAATTCCCCAGCCCGTAAACGTAGATGACTGTTGTACAACCGCTCCTAAACTGTGAGTGGCGGCGGTTGACCCGCTTGCCCCACGAGTGCAACTAGTCAACTGATTTGCTGAATTGCCTAGATAGGTAATGTTTTCGCCATCAATAGTCACTGCCCCTGTAGGTGCGCTAAACGATGCGGAACTTAACAAAGGAATTACGGTGTCAGAACTACTAACGGCTGCACTTAGCGTAGACGACACCGCACCAGTCACAACGCCGCCCCACAATCCTGCGCCCCAACCCACCCCTGCCGTAAACGTGCTGCCACCCGTATTGAATTGATACGTCAAGGTTGCAGTGGCCGCAGATGTCCCGCTAGATGCGGCGAGGGAAGTTACAGTTATGTAGTAACTATTGTTGTCTAGGTAGGTGATTTGAAATTCACCTGTTAGGGTGGCGACAGGGATGCCGTTGACCGTTGCAGGAGCAACCGGGGAGATGCTTGAGATCGTGACGAAGTCGCCACTTACAGCACCATGCGCGGGGTCGTTTACACGAACGAGGGACGATGCAACTGTGGTAGTAAACGCATTTGCGACTGCTGTATTTGTATCGCGGATGGGCGTGACATCATAGAACTCACCGCCATTACCGTTCTGAATGTAGTATTTAAGGTTTGTCCCAATGCCGAGCAGGTTGTACCCCGACAGAGTAACCCAGTTCCACATACCACGGGCAATTCCCCACAAAACACCTGTGGGTGGAGTTGAAACTGTCGTCGGAACTCCCGCAATAATGGTGGCGACAGTGCCAGTGTCTCGCACCCATCCGCCGATCTTCTCGGCTTGCCCCGAACGGAATCGAATCTTGTCCGCAGCGAACCAGCCACCCTCATTCGCATAAGAGGTTGCTTCTCTGTTTACCCCCGGCTTGAAGACAAGTTTTTTAAGTGGCATGGTGGCTCACATTGCTAGAGCGGTTTGCTTAACTTCAGAAACTCTACGTTCCCAGCCCCTACCAAAAGTGCTCCAAGTGGACAACCCTTGCAGGAACTTCAGACGCTGGGCACTGTAGTTTCTGATGACGGTGTCTGGGGATGTGGCTAATGTCATAGCAAGAGTTTTTGGGCCAATGGAGCCATCTGCTTCAACACCCAGTGCGATTTGAAGCCACTGCGATGCTCTACGCACCCCTGAATTTACCGCTGCATCGAATACACAGTAATCAACACCAGCGGGCAGTTTATCTCCCTTGACCCTATCCCAGTACAACTCTTTGTACAATGGCTTGACCTTTTCTGGGGTAAGTGCCTTCATTTCGGCTTCGTTTACTGCGCGATCAGTCCAATCTTCCCACACTTCTTGGGTAACTCCAAGGTTTGTCCTCCCTCCCGGATCGCTGGGGTGGTTAACGTAACCTCCTTCGTGCTTGATGAGGTGGTTGAAGCAAGCATCGAAGTTGGTGTTCATTTTCTAAGTGCCTCGCCTTTTTCCTTACTGCCAATGCTGGAGCCAAACCAAAAATTCAAAACCGTAGAAACAACCGTACCCAATATGAAGCCGAGAATCGTGTCCGCGAACCTGACGTTATTCTCTGGGATTACGCCAAACGTAATAAAGCCAACGTAGGCTACCGCAGCAACAGACCAGAACACGGTCAAGTACATAGTGAAGCGTTTGGAGAAGAGGTCAGACTGCTGTAGCGCAATCTTCTGCATATCTCTAGCGTCGGCAGTGTTGGCGTATTCTGCCTTCAGTTTTTCCAGATCAAGTTCAGCCAGTTTGCGAGCCGCTTCTGGATCGCTAGCAATGGCTTTGGCAACATCTTCGACTGCGTCTTTAACCCCGAATTTATTGGCGAGAGCAGACACAATAAGGCCACCAGCAGGGCCAGCCACAGCAGTTGCAACAGCAGGTGCAATACCTCTAAGAATGTTGAGAAGATCATTCATTGAGCCTCCTATGCGCTGATATTAGAAGCCGCGACAAACAAGTCGTCAACTTGAGTATCGGTGAGGTTGAGCATTGCGGCCAGCGCATTAAGAGTTGGCGAAGTTCTTTCCCAGTCCGTCGCATTTTCCCAAGCCAACCTCTGAACGTTGTTTGGGTCAAGAGTGTTGATGTAGGTGCGGACGGTGTCCAGATACCCGCCAGCCGCAAGGATGGCAAGGGCTTGAAACCTCGTCACCGTTGCGGGGATGGGTGGCGGTGGTGGCACATAAGGCTCAGGCACGTTGCCCTTGGCGAGCCACTCCTGCACTTCTGGTGCTTCAATTAAACCGCTCCAATTTCCACTGGAAACTACGCGGTTTGTTTCGTCGGTGTATTTGTAATTCATAGTTCGCAACCCGTAAACAACAAATAAGCACTTGCTGAATTGAAATAAATTTGCGCTGCCTGTCCACCAGTCATACCTGATGAATTTGCCAAAATTCTTACCGAATTAGTTGAGCCGTTTGAAAACGTAAGTCCGGTTGCTACCCCACCACCGATAATAGTATTAACAGTAAAATCTGCAACAGCCGAAATAGAAATACCTGTTGGAGATGTTCTAGGTGTTACTGGCAAGGGTATGGGCATAGTAACAACAGCGCCAGCAACATTTACAAGCCCAGAACCTGGCAAGAAATCAACAATAGAAGAACTGCGGTATGCTGGCAAATACCTCTGACACAGCGCCAACTCCATACCAATCGGACGTTGCTCAAATGGCGTGGCGACGGGGCCGACTTCGAGTTGGACGTTGAAATGAGTTAATGTGGCGCCAGCATTGCTGACAAGAGAATTTGCACCTGTTGCGCCTGTGTAGCCAACTGCTGCCCAAGCACCAGCAGGGCCAGACGCTGTTGGGCCTGTCCCGTAAGAAAACAGAACTGACATCCCAACGCTAGTTGTTGTCAACCAGTCAGTAAACGCGCCCGTCGTATCACCGGGAATAGTGATACTTATTCTTGTGGGTGTTGATGCAACAGGAATTGAATAAGTAAAAGGATATGATCGGGTGTTTGCGTTGTTTCTTATTGACCCGCCAAATGTTCCGGTCAAACTAGATGTTGCATAAAATGAAAGGGTGACAGTTTTTGCACTTGCCGTACCCCATGCCAAATCAGCAATGTTCAAGCCTTCAATTTTGTGAAGGATGCAAAAAACCTCGGACGCAAGCGGCGTGTAAGCAACAAGTGTTGTTGCAGTTAGTGTGTTGCCAGACGCGCCAGCAGCCACAGCCGTAGAACTTGCTGCTCCAGTCGAGATGCTGTACTTACCCGCAACAGACTGAACAGCCTGCCATTGATCTACCGTGTACGCGCCGGTGGTAGGGGTAGTTATAGTGATACCCCTTTGATTAACGGTGAATGAACCGTTGATAATCTTATTCCGCAACCCCGCCAACTGACCGCCGTTGGCAGAGGCCATTTGCACGTTGCCTGTAAACGTACCTGTCGCGCCTGAGATATTCCCAGTGACATTGCCAGTGACGTTGCCTGTAAACGTGGTTCCTGAGACTGCACCCGTAAACACACCTGTAGAGCCTGTAATGGGGCCACCCAATGTAGCGATGCGAACAAAGTCTGCGCCGTTCCACGCGACAACAGCAGTTTCACCGTTGAGGATCGTTACACCCGTTGTTGGGCCGGGAGCAGCCAACTTGACCGAGAAGCCACCACTCGTTTGGTTATAGACAACATACGTCTTGGACTGCGCTGGAGCAATGATAGTCCGCAGGGCTGTGCGAGCCCCCGTAAACGAAAGGATTGCTGCTCTGGCTTGATTGGCTGAACTTACCGTGGCTGTCAGCGTGACATCTGCATCAGTAGATAGCGTGGTAGTCCCCGCAACCGCAGAATCCAACAAGGAAGTAATTTCGTTGTTGACCGTTTCGCCCCAAGTACCAGAAAGAGTTCCAGTAGTGGGCAGCGTCAAGCCAAGAAGGGGGGTTGCTGCCATGTGAATCCTAAGAATTGTTCGTTTAAGTGATTATGCGCTGATGTTGGAAGCAGCGATAAACAGATCGTCCACTTGAGTATCGGTTAAGCCCAACATGGTAGCAAGCGCGTTCAGCGTCGGGCTTGACCTCTCCCAATCCGTCGCATTTTCCCACGCCAACCGGGTGATGTCGTCTTCGCCCAAGGTGGCAATATAGGTGCGGATCGTGGGCAAGTAGCCACCAGCCGCAAGGACGGCCAACGCTTGAAACCTCGTCACCGTTGCGGGGATGGGTGGCGGTGGTGCAATGTAGGGGTCAGGCGTGTTGCCTTCAGCAAGCCATGCGAGATATTGCTGGTAGTCGGTGTTGCCAGAGACAAATGGAATTTCCATTTCCCGCTCAACAAGCAAAACTGAGTTCAGAAGTAGTCTGTACATTTTACAACTCCGCACTTAATCCAACAGCAGACACGCCGTTGACTATCATAAAGAAATCTTTCACAGTACCAGCAGACGTGGCAAAAGTTGGGGCGCAATAAATGCCATTTGGCTGCGCGGAGTTTATTCCAAGAGATGTATATGCTGTTTGCGTATCACCGACATATACACTACCAGTATTAGGTGTTGCCGCTGGAGCAATTCTCATTTGTACGGGTGTGGAAATAAAAGCATAGGACGTCAAACCGCCAGTACGAAGTTGTCCGTTTCCAAAGAAATTTGATGCTTGGAATTGAATATAGTACCTCTGACACAACGCCAACTCCATCCCAATCGGCCGTTGCTCGAATGGCGTGGCTACGGGGCCGACTTCGAGTTGGACGTCTGTGATATCCAAGTAATCGTTTGCCGTTCCTGTTCCACTTGTGTAAACAGAAACAATTTGCACACCCACTTGAGTAGTTAGTGCAGGAATGGTGGCTGTCCCGTAAAAAGTAGAAAACGAAGTGCCTAGCGTTCCTGTCAGGGTGACATCAGTTGATGCAGCAGTCGTCCAACTGTTGCTTATCATCAGCGTCGGTGACTGATCTGTGCCCGTCCCTGTTTTGATAAATACTTTTGGTAATGACGCGCCCAGATATGCTGTTCCCGCTCTTGCCTTAAAACTAATGCAAACGGTCTGACCAGCCAACCCATAAGAATTTAGGGTTTCAAATGCTTGGGCGGCAACCAATGAACCAACATACGTTCCAGAGGTTCTAGCAATTCTCAACAGTGTATTTGATGACCCTCCACCCAAAGCGTAAGTGGTTTGGCCCATCGTGAGCGTTCCAGACGGTGTTCCAGTAGCAAACGATGCCCATCGGTCTGCCGTATAAGCCACGGTTCCTGTTATTGCTCCAGCAGAAACGCCCCTTTGATTGACAGATATATTCCCATTGATAACCCGATTCCGCAGCCCCGCCAACTGACCGCCATTTTGGGATGTGGACTGTATGTTCCCTGTAAACGTACCTGTTGTCCCTGAGACTGGCCCCGTAAACGTGCCGTTGACTCCAGAGACATTACCTGTAAAGGCTCCAGTGGTTCCCGATACCGCTCCGCTAAAGGTTCCCGTCACTCCGCTGATAGAGCCAAGGATGGTGTTGCTGAATGTCTTATTGCCGCCGATGGTCTGATTACCAACAACGTAAACGCCATCAACTACTGACGCGGCGGTTGTGGCGGACAAAGCATTGCCGTTGATAGTGGAGGTAAACGTCTTGATGCCATCAATGTTCTGATTGCCGATTGTGTACACGCCGTTGGTGACGGTATCAGCATTGCCCACCAACGCTCCCGTGAAGGTACTTGAACCGACATTGGTCAACCCCGTGATGCTTAGAACCGTGTTGCCCAGTTGCAGTGAGGTGATGCCCAGCGTCACTGGCGTGGCAAAGTTAACATCCAACTGCGCGAGGGGGATGATCCCTGATTGGGTCGCAAAGATATTTGGGACGGCCATAGTAGTCTGCCTGTGTTATTTATATGGTTTGAATAGGAGTCCACTGTGCATTGATGCCAATCCCCCACTCAACATTTACGCTAGATGCATTACTCCACACCACGATACTACTGCTTGAGTTTGACCACTGGATCAGTTGCGCTTGGTCAATAACATTCCACGTTGTTCCGCCATTGACAATTGAAGTCCAGTTCGCTGCGCTTCCCGCAGTCCAAGTAACGCTGTCACCGGATGCATCATCCCACACAACAATGGCGCCGCTCGTATTTGACCATTGCACAATTTGTGCTTGGTTAATGAGCGTCCACGCAGTGGGCATACTAATCTTTACACAATTCTCAGGACTGCGGAACTTGAAGTATTGGCGGGGAAAGTAACGGTAAACGTGGCGTTAGATATTTTATCCGCACCGAAGTCCAGCACCGCTATGGACTTGCTTCCTGCTGTCACGTTGTAGATCAACGCGCCACGCGCAGTCAATGCAGCGTTAAACACTGGGTTGTCGAAACTGATGTACGCAACATTGTTGGCTGAACTGATCGTTACCCCAGTCAGCACAACGCCCCCGGCTGTATAGCCTGACGCTACAACCTCATCGCTAGTGGTGTAAACAGTGGTGTTTGCATCCAGTGTGGCGGCAGAGGTGTACAAAGCCATCTGAATGGTATTCGTCAAAAGGTTATGAACTGCTTGAGGCAGTTCAGCCTTGAAACTGGTCGTCATCGTTTGTGAAATTGCCATATCAGTTTACGGGCTGACGATACTGACCAGAGCGGAATGCATCTTGACGCTCAAGACCATCACCCAACCGTTTAGCCAAAATAAGGGCTTCTTTGTACTTGCCATCGTACAGGGCCATCATGTCCTGCTCACCTTTCATGTAGGTGTAGGCTTCGACCAATGCGCCATAAAGCAACACGGTGTCAAAGTTGTCCCCAAGCCATGTATGCCCACCCGATACCGTGGTAATCGACTCGGGGTAAAAAAAGTAGTGCAGTTCTAAGTTGTAAATAACATCTGGAGAAGGGCCAAGGATAAACGACAGTTCTTGGGTGTTGGTCGAGTCAGGGCCAAACAGCGCGTAATACTTTGGCATCCCAGTGCTTGATGGCACTGGATACGCCTCACGGATAAAGTTCACATCCTTGTTTAGCAGGTATGTGTATGCTCCACCCGTAGGAAAAACAGCCATTGAGTACGCCGACAAGAAATCCGTTGGGCAAGCCAGATATGGAGTGTTGGCTGTCGTCAAGCCCGTCACGTTCTTCCGCAGCGAAGGAAACTGGATGGTGTTGAATATCCGAGTTTCTGCTTGAACGATGAACGTATTCATGTCCGCCGTAGGGAATTGGTTCTCCGTGTAAGAGGAGATGGCCGCTACCAATTCTGTGTACGTCATGGCTTTATCCGTTTAAGCCATTGGCCCACGGGACATCTTGCCCTTGGTGGCGCATCCTGCTCCGCGCATCTCGATGCCGTCCGTCTTGACTGGGCCAGTGTCGCCAATAGAAACGCCAGCAAGCGGAACCCAACCCTCTTTGCGGTGCATCTTGGGAATCAGACCGTAATCGGCTGGAGTCATTGGCTTGCCGTCCATCGTGTGCGGCTTTGCGTAAACGCTGGCCTGACCGACTTCCTTGCCGTTTTGTTTCTGAGTGAACTTCATAATTCAGCGCCCTTGGTTAGCAGCACGGGCCATATTACGGCCCATTTTCATGCAGCCTTCAGAAGTGGGGCCACCCTTTTTGAATTTGGTTGGCTTGTCCTTGGGGTGCATATTTTTCTCATGTTTTTGAACGGCCTTGGGGCCGCTCATTGGGGGAATCATTTTCTTCATACCAACTCCTTACGTTGTAACTATCGTGACTGTACCAACAATACCTGCTGCCACCAAGGTGTTTGGAGTTAGCAAGACATCAAACCCTCTTGACCCACCCACTGGAGCCCAGCCCCATTGAATGTCCCGGTTCTCAACATATCCAGCAAAGTCTGGCCGTGGATCACGAACAGCCTGTGGATCATCCACCGGATACATACCCAACTGCAACTGAGGCTGATCTGGTTCCCAGCATTCACGGCAAACCTTAATCGCAACCTCTTTGGTCTTGATTATAAGACTCTGAAGGTCTTTGAGTTTTACCCGAATGCCACAACGATCACATTCGGCTATCGCCTTTTTACCAGCGGTAAACCTGTTTGCCATGATTAACTAATGAACATCTGCCGAGGCACGAAGCGAATCGCTGCCTTCTCGCGGTCTTCGGTGGAAGCCAAGTCCCAAGCCTCATCGTACTGGGCCTTCAGAACCTGCATACGTTCAAGCGCATTGGGCAACTTCATACACAGGTAGTACGCCAGTCCCGCCACCATGCAGGGGATGAAGCGGAATGGGACATCCATCGTGTTTACACCATTGCCAGCGTCTTCGATGCGACGAAGATACCAGTAGATCAAGGTGTACGTCTGTGAGCCATCTGGCGTGGGCCAGAGAGTCACGTTAGGGATTGGGGCTTGCCTATTGATGTAAATCTGAATAGGCCGCGCTTGGGTCAACTTGTTGGGGATCGATGAGTACGTCGAGACAGATATGCGCGTAACCCCCAAGTCTGATTGAGTGGAAGCGTTACCAGCACCAGTGCGAATAACGTGCTCCATCAGGTCTACCGTATCAGACGGGAGATTGTACGTCGCAGTACCCTGTACAAGAGTGATAGAGCCTGTATCAACAGTCCAAAGGTTAATCCCGCGATTAGACCAATCAGCAAAAAGCAAATTGAGACTGCGCCTTGCAGTCTTGAGATCGTAGCCTGAACGAAGTTCCGCACCGCAACGCTCAAATGCTTCTTCGACCAGTTCAGTCAGATCAAGGTTAAACGTTGTAGTGCCTGATGTAGCCATTATCTAGACCCTGAAGTTTTCTTGGCAGAGAACATCTTATCCACTATGTCCATGCGTTGAGGCTTAGTCGTCACCTTGTTGATAATGCCTATGCGTTCGGCTTTCTTCTTCCCCGCATCATAGTAGCCAGCCTTTTTTAATGCAGTAGCAGCAGAGCCAACGCTATTGGTGGATTTTGGCTTAACCTTGACCATCATCGAAACCCTGCTGTTTTCTTGGCAATGTTCTTGGGTTGCGCTACAAACTGTTTACCTGCCGCCTTACCTGCGCGTTTAGCCTTGGTGGTCGCTGCGTACTCTGCGGGAGATAAAGACTGAATTGCTGCTTTTGGCAAATAGCGTTCGCCTGTTTTAGACGAAGGCTTCCCCGACTTGGTTGTCCATTTCTGGTCACCCCAATTTTTCAAGGATTGCTGTGGCGCTTTCAATCTTTGTAACCCCCGCCTTTGGCTTTGTACTTCTTAGCCAGCAACTGAGCCTTCCGCGCTGACCATTGCCCTGCTGCGGTTCCTTGCGTAGCCTGACCCTTGATAGAGTTGAACAGCGACTTACGCATGGTGGGCTTCGTGTAGTTGCCAGCAGCGTTTACACCACCACCTTCGGCATACTGAGTAAACGCCGTGTCGTTGCGGCGGGCCTTCTTCTTGGCTCCCGGCATCTTAGATGGGTTAATGGCACCCATGCCACGGCTGGCTCGCATGATCAGTACACCTTACACTTGGTCTTGCCTTTGGTGGCACAGCCGTCAGCCCGCTTAGAGGCAGCAGAAACGACACCACCCTTGGCATATGCCTTGACCTTACCGCCATGTTTCATGGCCCCCTGATCTGGCAGGAGGGTCTTAGGATTGACCCGGCCTTGGAAATAGGCTGGATCACGGGGGTTGTCAGTCATCGTCTTACCGCTAGGACTTGCAGCCATGTCTCGCATAAACCGAGACTTGGCTCCTGCCTCCTTGCCTTCTGCGCGTTTAACTGCCGCAGCAGATGCGGACTTGGCAGATGTCGAAGGTGCCAGATCAGTGCTGTACCTCTTGCCCTTAAACACAAAAGACTTCAAGCGAGCAGAACGCGCCCTACTAAATGCTTCCTTAAACGACATGTCTTTAACGTCGTCAGGAGCATTGATGCTGTTGGGGTCACGGGATGGAGGCGCGTCCATGTCCATCTCATCCAACAAGCCGCCTTCTGCGTAATTCATAAACCTGTTCATACGTTTCTACCTTTAGTATGGCCGCGCTTTACGCAACCGTCACCACGAGTTACACGGCCACCCTTTGCCATGGTAATTGGGTCGTCCACAGGGGTGTACCCCTTGTACTCTACGGGCGAGTCTTTCGGCTTAGGAGAAGGTTTAGGGGCATTTTTTTGCTTTGGCTTTGGCTTTGGTTTTGGTGGAGGCGCGGAGCCCCCATCAATATCTTGCGGGACGGGCATCCCTTCGCGGAACAGTCTATCGTGTCTCTTATCCATCACACAACCTTACAAGGCTTCACGCCCTTGACCTCGATGCCGCCGCCCCTCGACATCTTTTTGACGCAACCGCCTTTAGCCATTTTGCCTTTACCGTCAGCAGCAAAATCGGGAACCATCTTGCCCCCCTTTTTCACCATAGTCATACCGCCGTCTGCATAGCGCGTCTTTTTTGCCGCATCAGTAACGCAGCCGCCTTTTTTCATAACGCTTGTGGGGGCGTTAGGGCCAGAAATGGTCACATCAGGCCTCCGTTTCGGCATGAGTTGCTGCATCGCTGGAGTCCCTCCAGAAGTAGCACTTTGTTTAAGTCCGGGCTTAAACATTCCAAGTGCGCTTTGAGTACCTTTTGGAGTACTAGCCCTAAAGTCATCGCTATTGGGTGATGAAGATTTAATGCCGCCCATCAATGACCGCATAGCCGCCATTTTATCTGGGCTGTTACCCCGCATGACTTCTGAGGCTTGCTGCTTATTTACCCGCATCCTGCTCATCATCTCAGGAATGCCTTTCATCAGTCGCCCATCATTGCGAAGCATCATGCCTCTCCGCATCAATCCAGCAAAGCCGCCCATTGCCATTTCTTTGGGCTTTTCTGCCTTTATTTCCTTGGCGTCCATACCTTTGAATTTCTTGGTGGGTTTCATGTTCAGTCCTTCTTCCGGTTAGTCCACTGGCGGACGGTGTCAGTCTCCCAGATTCGGAAGCCTGTCCAAACTATGGTGAATATAGCAGCAATAGATGGGAGGACATTCACAAGCGTGCCTACTACGGTTGCTATAGACACGGCATCCATCACGTGTTTGGTAGCCTCAACAGCCTCTTGTTTCATGTCAGCACTTCCATCGTTTGAGAGATGCGGCTTTGCGAGTGGGTTGACCCTTCTCGTCTTTCATCGGCCCCGGCATACCGCTCATGCGGGCACAGAAGGATTTCTTGCGGGGGCCACCCTCGGGTTGAGGTGCTTTGAGGTTGCTGCCTGTGGCAGCATTGTATTTCTCTCTTCCCTTGGCGGTCAAGCCCGCACCCTTAGATACAG